ATCAGGTTTGAAATCAACCGCACTCTTACCCGCTAAAACCATGTCCCTACTCACACCTACCGAATCCGTCACCGCCGCCATCTCCTCGGATGCAGGCGCTCTTGCGTGCCACCTACGCAACGCGATCCACCTCGCCAACCGCATCGTCGGCCACGTGTTGGATCTGACGACTACCGAGATCAATGAGTGGCTTAACGCCCGCCCGCTGGCGCAGCGGCTTGCCGAGTTTGAGGCTCACGGCATCACCGGCGACGCGCTTAACCTAGCGGCTGCCAGCAGCGAGTCGGCTACAGGTGCGCCTGATGGATCAATCGGACGCGTCGATACCCGAAGCGTGGCCGACAAGCTCGCAGCGCAGGGCCGCACGTTGGAGGTCATCAACGGCGCTTTCGTCGTGACCGACATCCCGCTGCCAGAACCGGAACCAGAAGACACAATCGAATTGACGCCACCCCCAGCAGAGGATATGGTCCCTGCAGATGGAACTGCCCCTTGAGATTGAACTAGCGATGACCCGAGCCGAGGACGCCCTGAACGAAGCGGGCGTCCCGTTCTTGCTTTTTGTGGGCCACGGGGACTACACGGTCTCGTCTTCAGACGAGATGCTCCCTGAGAATCGAGCCATGCTTCGCCGCTGGATCGAAGACGGACACTGGAACCAGTTGCTGCGTGACCTCCTTGACCAGCACCCCGAAGACAACGAAGCATGTCCCTGAGAGCATCCAACCTAGCCCCGCAGAGGCAGCGACTCTTGACGTTCGTTTCGCCGAGCGTTGCCGATATCATCTTCATGGAGTCGGTGGACGCCCAGCGCGTAGGTGCGAGCCCACCTGCCTACGGGACCCCACATCCTGATGCAAAGCGCTGGCCGGATCACGTTCTGGTGTTTGTCAAGACCGCCGACGAGCAGGGTCTGCACTACCAGTATTTCTACGCGGCCAAACGCGAAGCACAAGACCGCTACAACTACGAGATCGGCTCCGACGACAGGCTCGTGCGCACCTACGTGCTGAAGCGATCCGAATACCCCGACCCCGCTTCGCTCCCTACGCCAGTTGTCGGCTCCGCGGACGCGCTCTTCGGCAAATATGTCTTCGCCTTCGAGTTCTTGGACCGCTCCGAGCAGGAACTCGATTCCATTTTCGTGGTTCTCAAGCGCGTGTATTCCATGCCGGAAACGGTGTCCTATGAGTTCGACCGCAGTGTGGACCGTATGGTTCGCGTCACGCGCACGATCATCCCTGCCGGTAGCGAAACCGGCTCGGCGCAAGCGGGCAAGACCGTCGAGATTGCCCCGCAGAACACGTTCTTCGACTTGCGCGTCACCAGCGAGGTGGTCTTTGAGCCAACGGACCTTGATGCCAACGGGGAACCAAACTACCCTCTCACGCTTGCGACGGTGGCTTCCTTCGTCAACTACGATTTCCCACCGAGGCTCAACTACGTTGAGATCCACGGGGCGTGGGCCTATGCGGACTCAAGCACTCATCAGGCTTCGTATTCCGAAGACTTCTTCTTCGAGTTGGATTTCACGGAGCCATCCCCCGGACCCTACGCGGCTAGGGTGCTCCGCTTTATCACGGATGCCCCAGAGGAGATGCTTGCGTTGGCGCAATACAAACTGGATAAGGTTGTCTCGGAGCGGGAAACCTTCGGCATGTTGCGTCATTGGTGGCGCGCGAGCACCAAGGGCAACAGTACCTTTGCCCTCGCGAGGCAGCAGGATGTCGGGCGCGCTTGCATCCACGCCCAGATCGAACTCCCGAAGCAGATCAACTATGTCGCGGGCTCGGGTGCCGGTGGGGAAGCCACCGACGCCAGCGGGGGTCCCGGCAGGCAATACCTGCCCGAGACTCCGCAGTATCAGACCTTTATCAACAAGAGCACGCTCAACGCGGCTATCGACGTGAAGCAGACGGCCCACAACCTCTTCGAGGTGCAGGTGGTTCAAGTCTACCTGAACGGCACCGTGCAGCAGGACATCTACGGTGGCCCCCCACCCAACAAGGAGTCCTCGACCCCCCTCCTTCCCTGATCCCATCGACCTATGGTTGAAGACACAAATTCTGGAGTAGGCCCCACACAGGATGGCTTTGCTTCCCTTGACCTGCTGCGTGTTTTGCGCACACCCTCAATGGCTTCCATCGGGCAGCCCTCGGACCCCGTGGTGTTTGAATCTTTCAAGCAGCCGGACTTCTTCGACCGCTCCCAATACGCGCCCCAACTCGGGTCGAGCTACACGCAGGCCCACGACGACCCGCAGGAGATGCAGTCCGAAGATGACTTCTACGTGCAGTTCGACGTGGTGTTCACTGGCGACAAGAAGGTTTCCGTGACCGCCGGTTATGTTCGCAACATCAACCCAGACGCGGCAGCAGATTCCCCGATCATCGACTGGATGCCCACGCTGAACGGGGTCCCACTCTCGAATGATCCCGCGCCGGAGATCACGGTCGCGGCGGGCCAAGTGCTATATTGCGAGGTGCAGACAGACCCGAAAGGACTCATCATCGCCACCCCGACAATCGTTCTCGGTGAGCCATTTGAAACCGGAATGCACTACCAGCCGCCCCAGAAGACGCCACTCAACGGCTCTCTGAGTTACCCCATTGCCGAATTCGAACAGAGCGGCGACGAACTCGTTGCCGTGCAAAAGCAACAGGGGGGTCCTATTCTCGTGCAGCCTAACCTCTGGGAAGGCCGCAACATCGGCGGTCATCGCGAATGGTATAAGGAGCGCCAAAACGCGGGTGACTATTACGAGTTCCGCACCGTCGAGCAGCTTGCGATCGACATTGAGCAGGAGGGCTTGACCCCCATCGCGGTGTTACAACCGATTCCAGACGGGGGTGAAGAAGATACCATCAAGGTCCGGTTCCTCACGGAGAAACCGGACGAACCGTATGGTGAAAATGACCCCGGATTCGGCGAGGCGCAGATCAAAGTCCTCGAAACCGACGGCGGTGCGGGAGTCATTATTCGCGGCAACGATCAGAAGTTTGATCTGAAAGACGCCTTCCTGACGAGCTTGCCGGTGTCGGATGGCCTCGTTACAGGGGAACCGACAACAGAGCCTTTTGGGCTCGCGCAGCAGGAGATCCGAATCGTAGACGCTTGCGGTGCCGGGGTCCATGTCCTCGGGTTCCGCAAGGGTCTTCTCGACAGCTACGAGTTCGAATATACGGCCTCATGACGACCTGCGTCTGGTTCAGTTTCCCGAGGGACTACCCGAAGCTCTACCAATCGCTGGCCCGTGTCCGGCTACTGGACCCTGAAGCCCGTTGCGTGGTTGTCATTGATGGGACCGACGATCCGCCGGAGGGAGTCGAGTTCCTACGAAGGGAGTTTGATCGTGGTGTTCATCTGAGCACTGAAGATTCAGTGCGTGGCGTCTCGCGCACCTTGTCTCAGTTCACTGGAGACATGGTGGTCAAACTGGATTCCGACATGATTCCCGCCCGCGCTTTCTGGCTGGACGGCCCGACGGTCTTCCAAAGGAGCAACGGTTCCTACGTTGGCACCTATGCGCTACCCCCGCGCGTGCTCGCCGTTGTGCAGCAGTGTATCGCGGATACCCCGAAGCCGGGACCCCACGAAGCGATCGCGATCTGCTTCCGTGCGGTTGTGCTGCTGCACGGGTTTGAGATCCCCTTCACACACCACCGCTTGCCGCAGGGACAAATACTCCCTCCCGAGATCACCTGCATATGAAATCGCCTTGCTGTTGCGCCCACAAAACTGTTAAGGTTCCCGACATGAAGACCAAGACCAAACGGCAGGTGGCCTACCTACTTTCGAAGGTGTCTCCCGTCTCCGAGGAGCAGAAGAAAAAGATGCTCAAGGAGCTACACAGCGGTGCGGTGAAAGTCAAAAAGTGATGCCCTCGAAAAAGGATAGCGGCGCGCGTTGGCCCAAGACAATCGACGTTGCCGGTAGGCGCGTGCGCTTGCTCTTTGCTGATCTCGGGGACACCTACGGCCAGTATACGCACGACAGCAAGACGATTGAAGTGCACACCGAAATCACCGACGGCGAGAAGCTGATGACCATCCGCCATGAACTGATGGAATCCGCCCTGCTGCTTTCCGGCGTTGGTTTCAGCGAGGCATACGAGCAGGAGCCCATCGTGCGCTGCATGGAGGAGATCTTCTTTCCTGCTTGGGATCTATTTCAAAAACGACTTGCTCGTCTGAACAGTTGATTTCCTGAAACAAAACAAGTAGTCTACCACCATGCCTGCCCTCACCGTCAACCAGATCCGCAACACCCTTGGCTCCTACGTGGAAGCGGGAGGCGACTTCATCGCGAGCCTGAACCAAGTTCTGGCCCGCATCTACAGCATCGGCACCTACAGGGATCTCACCGTGCAGTATTCGCTGCCGGTGGTGGACTCCCACGTCACCTTGCCCGACGACGCGGATTCCATTCTGCACACGATGGTTGACGGCTCGCCCGTTCCAGTGCGTGCACTCTGGCACGACTACCGTTCCGTTGGTGCCAACTACGACACCGGCGACCTCTCATGGGGTCTGATCGACGCGGGCTACTGGCCCACGCTGAAGCTCTTGCCTGAAGCCGGTGTCAGCGCGCTCTACGTTCTGCCTTCGGCCAGCGGATACCAGACGGCCAACTGGAACCCGACCACCGATGGGAGTTCGATCGTTGTCGATGCCTCTGACGGAGACAAACTCTACCGATCGACCCTCGGAACCGCGGTCGCCGGTGTCTACCCTCTGCAGTTCACGCAGCCCGTGAAAAACACGCATTCGATCCGCTTTGACGGTTTGAGCGCGTCATATGACCTTCGCACCACGTCAAACGATCCCGACACCACCGTCGCGACCGTCGGCCCAAACAACGGTCTGACTCGTTATCGACGCTTCCGCTTGAACCGCGCGACCGATGGTGAAACGGTTGTGCACGTTCTGTGCAAGCGGGCTTTCCAACTCTTGGCGGATGACGACGACATTTGCTACGTCAGCAACATCGGCGCGTTGAAGCACGGTTTGCTCGGGCGGATCGCGGAGGACAATGCGGACCTCGAACGGGCCAACTACCACTGGCAGCTCTGCACCAAGTTGCTCGACGACGAAGCCGCCTCGGCGACCGGCGCGGCACAGCCAAGGCTGAACATCGACCCGTTTGGCACCGGTGGGCGCAGCATCATGCCGAACATGTTCTGATGCAGTGGTTGAGGTCAAAATAGATAGGGATACACGCCTGCGCGCTGCCGAGGATGCGCGCAAAATGGGGGTCCTAAACGGCTCTTTGAGGGGTGGGCGCGGGAATATCTACGGGATGCTGGGTGAGGTCCTCGCCCACGCCTATCTCGGCGGTGAACGCGTCGGCGCGCAGAGGTTCAGCTGCGACATCGTGCTGCCGGACGGTAGGACGATTGATGTCAAAACCGGTTCCGGTAAAAACAAGCCGCTACCCCACTACGCGGCACGGGTCTACGGATCTGAAGCCCAGCGCAAGAACATCGGCAGCAAGTGCGATGGATACTTTTTCGTCCGGTGCCACGAGAACAAGCACCTGCTCTGGTTGCTCGGCTGGCTGCCCGCTGATGAGTTTGTGCAAAAAGCAACCTTCCACCCACAAGGTTCCGTGAACCCCGTAGATGGAAGGTTGTGTCGTTCCGACGAATACGTGGTTCCGGTTTCGGAACTCAGGCACCCGCGGACTCTGCTGAGCCGGTGAACTCTTGGTCGATGTCGTAGTCTGGGGAAAGATCAATCTCCCAGATCTTGCCACCACCACGACCGAAGCTCCGAACCGGACGGATGTGCTTGTTGTGCATGCAGACCTCTTCGATTACGGTCATGCCCCGTCGAATGAATTCGAGGTTCACGCTGTTCCCGACCGACCGACCCGCGTTGCAGTCATGCAGCGTGACCTGAAACTCGGTGAGCGTCCCGCGCCACGTTGCCCGCTCGGTGTGCTCGCGGACCCGCTTGCTGAAGAACTCAATCATCTCTGCGATCGCGCTACGGCTGGAGTTGTCGTAGGCGGCGGCTTCCACGAAGGAGTCCACGTAGGTCGCGACCCCGAAACGGCTTGAATCCAACACGTAGTCGGGAGCCTGCCAGTCGCTGAGCCACTTCAGGAAGAAGGGGAGCTCCCTGCGGATCGTCGCTTCGTTCTGATCATTAGTGCCGAACTTCATCTTGAATGCGCTGTTGACCCGAAGTGCGATCACCTTGTCGCGATTGCTGCTGTCGAGGGTAGGCAGCGCGGCGAGCGAATTGGCGTCGATGTTCAGGGACATCATGACCCGACCCGCCCACGGTAGCGGAATGGTATCGGCATACTTGGCTTGATACTCAAGACGCGGATTGGCCACGCACCGTTTGGTGAGCTCGACGAACTTGCGCTGGTCGGCATAGGTGGCGGCGGCGGTGGAGTCGTCGATTACCCACGCGGCTGCTCCGCAGAGGTCACGATTAAAACTGGTCTTGCCGGACAAGTATTCACTTGCATCAGCGAAACCACCCACCGCGCCTGCGACAAGCTGGTTCGTGAGCAATGACTTCCCATATCCGGTCGGACCCAACAAGATCAGCAGTTGCCCTTGATCCAGACGGTTTTCGAGAGCCGCCAGATAAAGGCGGCGGAACCATGCGAGGAAGTAGGGTAGTGTCTCGCGATCATCGTCATCCTTCGCGAAGAAGTTTGACAGGAACATGTCGAGCCACGGCCAGTTCGCCGGATCACCATTCGCGGCGGGCTTCACCGGAATGGCCTTGCAGTTGTTCAGGATCTTCCTGCCGTTGAAGTCAACAACACGTTTGCTGCTAAACACAACGGGTGCCACTTCGTCAACGCGGCAGTCGTTGCTCACGTAGAGCACGGCTTGCTCGACTTCGGAGAGCGTTTGTCCCTTCTTCGGCTTCGGGCTGAAACCCACACGCTTGAGTTCCAGCACCAGCTGATCCTTCGGAATAGCCATAGGCCCACCGTTGAGGAGCTTGTAGTAGCTCCTGCCGCTGAACCAGTATTGGTCAACCAGCGAACCCAGCTTTGCCTCCTCATACTGCTCGACGAACTTCTTGCCCAAGATCTCGCGCCACGCGACGAAGCCCTTACCGGCACGATCCGAGTAGCAGATCATGCCGTCCTCGCGCACTTGGCACCCCTCACGATCAATGCCATCGTCGATCCAGAACAGAGGCCCACGGGCACCCACTGCGAATTCGCCGCTCCACCTTCCGGGGAACCTTTTGGCGACCTCCAGCGCGACCTCGTCGATTGGGATGTTCGTGTCCTCCGAGCGAAGCGGGCAATCGTTGCTCGCCTTCAGAAGCACCGCGTGCGTGTGCGTTACAGGAAGCCGGTCCCCGATGCGCTGCCAGTTGGACCCAAGCTCGAAGGTCTGGCTTGGCTTGAGGCTCGTGCGGTCGAAGCCCGCCAGAAGGCGTGAGGCATTCAGGGTATCCGAAAGACGCTTGAGGAACGCCTCTGCTAAAGCAGGGGAGATCGGCAGCGGTTCTTCGAACTCCCAGATCAGACGCGCGTAGCCGGACTGCGTGCGGGTGCGCCACGTGGGCATTGGTGCGTTGTCGCCGCGGTCCTTCAGGAGTTGGTCAACGCGGTCCCAATCAACAGGCGCATCGTAGTCGGCGATGAACCCGTGCAGCTTGTTGACTGGGTTGTCTTCCCCGATACGGGCCGAGGGGTTGTCCCCCTCGGCGAGCGTGTAGAAGCAATGGTCGGTCGTGTTGTCGGCACACCATGCGCGGTAGGCTGGTTTGTTCTCAAACACCGGAATGGGTGTCGTGACGGTCGGCGGTTCGTCGCTGCAGGTGACCGCAACGGCGCGGAGGTTCTTGATGTGGCGGTATCTCATTTGGAGTAAAAGTCGAGGATTTCGCCTTCCGCGGAAACGGGGATGTCGGGAATCCAAGCGGGAGGAGTGGACATGATTTCAAGGCACTCAGCAAGCACCTTCTCAGCTTCTTCTTCGGCGCACTCGATCACCACTTCGTCATGGACGTGCAGGATGGTCTGATGTCCCGCGGACGCGATGCGCAGGAGCATGTCAGAGAAGATGTCGCGCGCCAATCCTTGGGAGGCGTTTTCACATCCTATGCCGCCGTATAGAGGGAAGTCCCGAAGCTGTCCGAAGCGGACCACTTTGCCGATGAACCGGAAGCGTCCGCGTGCATCACGCATCCGTTTGAGCTTGCCGTAGTTGAGTGACCGCCCTGATGGGAGGTCGATTGTGAAAGTCTCCCCAAGCGCGTATGCCACAGCGAGCCCTCCGTTGTAGTAGTCCCACAGGGCGACGATCTTCTTCATTCGTTGGCGGTAGGTCTGCACGGCTGCCTGTGCTTCTTCGAATTCCATACCACTGAACGCTGAGAATTTGTCAGGACCCATGCCATAACCGCAACCGAGCACGATAGATTTGACCTTGTGCCTCAACGCCTTATTGAACTCCTTGAGTTGTCCGTTGGCGGGATCATGCAGCCCGAGCAGCACACCGAACGCGTGGTAGATGTCCTCAGAATCCCGAATCAGGTCAAGGGCTTTGGTGTCCTTCGCCAGCCAGCAGAGCGTGCGCACTTCGATCTGTGAAAGATCAAGCACCACCAGCTTCTTGCCTGCAGCAGGGCGGATCATGTGTCGGAAATTCACGCCGAACTTTTCTTCGCGCGGGAGGTTCTGCAGGTTGGCGTTCCCGCCGCTTCCGCTGAAGCGACCCGTGGTGCTGCCGAAATACATGAGCCCGCCGTAGTAGCGACCGTCCGGCATGGTGCCCGCCTCGAAAGCTTCCAGCTTGCGCATGAAGGCGTTGATCCGGCGGTAGTCCTGCACGGCGCGCGCCCAAGGGCAAGCCTGCTGGTGGGCCGCAAACCATTTGTCTGCATCCTCGTTATCCTGTGCGAGCGACGACGGCGGCACGATGCCCTGCTTGCGACACTGCTCGTTGAACGCTTTACGCGAAAGGGGTGTGTGGTCCTTCGTCCACGGGATCGCCTGCTCCGCTTCAAAGAGCGCGGTCTTGATCAACGCGAGATTCTTCTGCAGAAGCTCCACGTCCATTGGCAAGCCACGCTGACCCACCTTGCGGTTCAGGGCGCTGATCTCACGCTCGCGCTGCGGCCATTTCTCGCCGAGTTCTTGCCAGAGCCGAAGGCAGAGTTCGGAGTCCTTGATGGCGTATTCGGTGACCTCGGCTTGGAATTCTTCCGACATCGTTTCCCAACGCTTGCCCTTCATGTTGTCGCGAACCGTCTTGTCGACGGTGAGGCCAAACACGGTTGCGCTGGCGTTTTTCAGGGCGCGTGGCAAGCCGAGGAAGGCAACCATGTCAGCGGTGCAATGCCACTCAGCGGGCAGGCACGAACCGAACCAGACTTGCGCTACACCGTAGAGGTAGAGGGATTCGTCAAAGCTCGCATTGTGCGACAGCAGCGTTGCGCCATCGAACATGCTCCAATCCAAGGAGCGCGGGTTTCCCGCGTAGGTGAAACCATCGTCTCCGACGACCGTTACCATGTAGGCGTCGAAGTCGGGGTGTGAGAAGTAGCCACGTGGGCCAAGGGTGGTGATCGAACAATCGCTGTCGTAATAGGACTCAAAGTCGATTGCGTATGTTTTGAACTGGCGTTTAGGATTCATCGTTTCTGGATTCATTGGTAGAGAAAAAGGCGGGGCTCCCGTGTTACAGGAACCCCGCCGTCGGTTTCACGGGTTCAGTTCGCGCCGTGCGCGGGGAACTCGACCGCGTTTTCGGGGAAGGGCAGTTCGAGCTGCTCTTCGGTCACGGGGTCCAGCGCGTTGGTAACGGCTTCCAGCAGGATCGCGATGCTTTCGCGCTGGGCTTGGGCTTGGCCGATCTTGCTGTCAAGTTCGTCCAGAGCATGCTGCATTCCAGCCGCTTCCTTGCTGAGCACTTCTTGTTTCAGGGTTCTCATGGTATCAGTTTCCGTTGGTGTTGGCGACAAAGGCGAGCACGTCGGCAGGGGTCTCCTGCTTGGTGACCGACAGCGTTGGGACATACCAAGTGTATTTGCCCTTCGACATCAACTCGGTGCCGAACGTCCACTGGCGGGAAGCCACTGGCAGCGACGGGTTGAAGGTCTGGAAGGTGAACAACCGCTTGTAGGTCATGCGGTATGCGTCCTTCTGAACCGTCAGGCGACCCAACTGGTAGTTGGTGTCGCCGATCGGGTAGGGGAACAGCTCCTCGTCGGCACCTTCGATCTGGGGGATCAACAGCACCAGCTCCGCGAACTCGGTGATCTCGTAGTCGCTTTCCGCGGCGAGCAGGTCTGCCTCGTCCTTGGTGTTGGCGTATTTCGGGATCTTGTCCTCGTCGTAGGGGATGTCTTCCTTCCAGCGTTTGACGGCACCCACGACAATGACCGGAACCTTCTGCTCGGCTTCGAGCAAGACGGCTTCCTTGTCGATCGTCACGGCACCGGTAGGGCCTTCGATCGTGCTCATCTTCTGGATCACGTTCAGGCGCGGGATCTCAATGTCCTCCGAAACGAATGCCATGTTGCCACTCGGGCGGGCGGCAACGGCGGTGTTCTGCTTCGGGGCTTCGTCCACGACCACAACGGCGACGGACACTTCTTCGGCTTCCTTTTTGGAACTCATGGTTTCTGGTTTCAGGTTGTGGCGGGTGCCTTGCGGCTTTGTTTCGGACCCCCACCGGAGCCCGTTTTCCCGTTAGGGAGAAAGGTTGCCTTTGTGCCGCCGCTACCCCACATCAAATGGAGACGGCATCAAAGGCGCTGGAAATTCACTTGCTGCTCAGGGTGTGCCTCGGGGGGCCTACCTCAACCAGACCACGATCAAGGGCATCGTGTTCGAAGGACTGTATGGCGGACGTCTTTCTGCCCCGCGCCGTTTTCTGGCCGATGACCTCGGAAAGCTGCGACAACGAGAGGCTCGCTGCTGCGAGGATTTCGTCGTGCGACAAACCGTGCTGCATTGCTAGTTCAGCGAGCCCGCTATTGTCAACGGTTTTTTTCAATGAACCGAGAGAACGCAGCTTGAGTTCGTCGAACTCGACGCCGCTTTCAGCCAGCAGCACAGCCTTGCGCTTGATGCCGCTGGCCCACTCTTCAAGGATCTTGGCTACCACGTAGAGCTTTCCGATGGTCTGCGGGTCGCTCAGGTTCGTGCTGTCGATTGGCCCAGCGGGGATGCCCAGCGGGTTATACTTGCGCGCAACGGCAATCGCAACGGCACCGAGCGCAGGGCAGGTGTCCTCGTGCCTGCAGAAGCGGCAGTTAGTGCTTGGCCCGAGCTCCTCGATGTCGGGCGCTCCTTCGGACCACTTGGGTCTTGTTGCTTCCGCCACGCGAATGACGGCGCTGATCTCCTCTACCAAACGGGGCAGCTCATCGCGGGTGAAACAATCCACGAGCACCTCCTTGCGCTGCGGGATCAAGAACACGAAGTTGATCCGTTCCAAGAATGGGAACATCTGGAACATGCCCACGGTGTATGCTTTCGCTTGCCAGTTGTCGCGCACCTCGTCGATCTTGCTGACGCCGCTCTTGTAGTCGATCTGCAGCCCGATGCTGTCCTTGTAGGACACGATGTCGGAAGTGCCGAAGGTTGGTGTCTGCACCGTGGGTAGGTCCAGAACGAGCCGGTGCTCACGCAGAATGGTGACGCCCTCGGTGCCGCCGAACAGCTGCTCGAAAACCTCAAGCTCGTCCTTGAGCATGATGTCGTAGAGTTCGATCTCCTTTTCGGATTGCAGCGCGCTTGGGTCGCGCACCTCAAGGGCTTCGTGTATCCTCGTGCCCATTTCGGCGGCGGGGTTGGTGCCATCACGCCCGTGGTAACCGGCGCACTTGGCGTAGTATTTGAGGCTTGACGGGCCGAACACCGCGTGGGCGCGCTCCGAGTGGTCTGGTAGTGTTGGTTCAGGATTCATGTTGTGGTTTGGTTACGCTTGGTCGTTGCACAAAGTCGAAGTAGGATTCCTCGCGGAGCCCGCGACTACGGAAGAGTTCTGCCCTGTCTCGGAAAACCTCATCGGGTTTGTCGCTAAAGCGAAACTCTACTACTCGCGGGTTCTCTGAAGCAAGCCTATGCTGCAGTTGAAATGTGTAGGGTTCAGGATTCATGGTGTGGTTTCAGTTACAGATTGTTTACGTTCGCGGAGGGGGTAGATCCCGCGCGTCTGACTTGCCCGTCGCCGGAGAGCAGCCTGCGCGAGCGCCAGCCCTTGAGCGAAGCAGGTTTGAGTTCGTATTCCCGCTCGATTCCGGCAAGCGTGGCACCGGCTTCCTTGCGCATCTCGTAGGCCGCATTAGCGGCGGTGAGTTTTGCCTGTAGGGCTTTGGCGTAGCCGGTGCTTTTCTTGCTGTGCTTGCGGGCCTTAGGTTTGTAGCGCTCAACTGCAGCAGCAAACATTGCTGCTGCGAGCATGGACGCCACCTTCTTGGTTAGCATGGATAGCTGTTGGCCTACGTAAGTTGTCATCTTTCTTGTTTCCGGTTTAGTGGCGCAGTCCGCATTTCGGGCAGATCCCAACGCCGAATCTGGTGTAATTCAAGGTGCTGCGGCAGCGGAAGCAAAATCCGCAGAATTTGCAAACTTTCTTCGCGTAGTAGCGCAGTCGGTATTGGAGGGAGTTCATCGTGCTTCGGTTCCGCAGTCAGGGCAAAAGTAGCCCATTGGTTCAAGGCGGCAAAAATAGGGTTCCTCGAAGGTGCCACACTCAGGGCAGGCATCGGGGCCACTGCGCGTGATGGACGGCGCGTTGTCTCGAAGCCATTGTTCGAATTGCCTTTGTGTGCTTTCGGTGAAAGCCCCGTGCTCGAAGGACAAACGAACGGCAAGTGCAAAGCTACGGTATTCCGCAGCGATGGCGTCCACGTGCTTGAGCATCTGCTTGTAGTTTTCCGCGTGCGCCTGAGCGCGGCTGTGCCAGATGGCCAGCTCGTGTTTCAGTTGTTCAGTTGTCATCTTTCCAGAGGTTCAGCGTTTTGAGGAAGGCTTCGGCGCGTTGGGTAGCAGTGGCGTTGGTGATCCAACCAGCATCATCATTTCGGTTGAATTCCGCTAATCCAATAACCACTGAATGCAGTTCGGATTCGAACCGATCTTTTTGATATGGGGAAATGGTCAGCCAAGCCTCGTGCATCGCGTCGAGCGAGTTGAGGTAGTCAGCAAGCGGTATCCAGTCGTGGGGGTAGGCTTCGTTTCGGGGCCCATCGTCTATTTGACGGATCGTTCGAATCCGTCCGTTCGTATCGGTGATGTGGGTTGTGACCCCGTGGTCGAATGGTATCCGCACCACTTGGTGCGTCCCGCAAGCCTCAGCGATGGCGATTCTTTGTTCTTCTGGTTTCATGATTATTTCGTTGAACTACTTAAATCTTCCACCAGTCCGCGGCTTCGGTTGGGTCCTCAAGGTCTTTTTGTTGCTCAGACAGCCCAACCAGTCGGCAGAGGGATTCAGTTTCCGCCTTCTGCATTTCCAGCGCGGCTTCAATGTCGTCTTTCTCGGCGGCTTCCCATTTGAGTTGAGCGAAGCCCTGAGCCTCGGCATTTCCTATATCCTTATCTTTCATGTCCTTTAGTGGTGGCGGTGGTGGTGGTGGTGGGGAAGCTCAGTCTGAGCCATACTTACTCTGCGGATGGTGGACAACAACCCCCCGAGGATTCCGGTCAGCAATCTCGCAAGCTTCCCGATACTCGTAACGACGAGAGAGTTTTTCGGGCTCATCCTCATCCCAGCACACGCGAAAGGCAGGCCCCCCTCCGCGGATGCTGTTTAAAATTCTCATTTTGAGAAGTTTAAACGACATTCTGCGGTGGTCCCGCCGCCCGCAAGCCTCAGCGATGGCGATTCTTTGTTCTTCTGGTTTCATAGGGATTCGAGAACGTGGGCTTTGAAGGCGTCGAAGTTGCTATAGACCAGCTCGTATTGACCCTCGGCTTTCGGGAGGGAATTGGAGCCAGTGAGCTTCATGAGGAAGCGGGCCATGCAACGCATTCGGCTGTCAGCGGGAGCGAACTTGTCGACCGACGAATACCAACGGATGACTTCACGCTGGCACTCAGGAAGGGAATCGAACCATTCTTTTTTCTGCTTTTTCCAAGCAGCGTCGAGAAGCTTGCGTTCGCCTTTGTTCTGAACCTCATCGTAAGACCCATCGGAACGGAAATACCCCTGTGGTTTGCGTCTCATGGGTAAATCCAGCGTTGGCGTGCCCAGCCGTTTGCACTCCTCGGCATACTGCGCGCAGATTTCACGACCAAGCTGACAGCCACTTGGCGTGAACTGCTCGCGCAAACGATTCAAATACTGGGTGTTCTCCAAGCCAATTCGGAGGGCGTCAAGTAGAGTGCTCATGGGTAGAAGTCGTCGTGGTTGTCGCTGCCGGTCCCAGTGAGTAGCAGCAGTGGCCATATGGATAGGAAGCCAAGAACCCCAAAGGTGGAGATCACGGGGAACGTCCACCAGGGGGTATTCGGTTCCGCGGCCCACCCATCAGGTAGTAGGGAAACGCCGACGTAGCAGGCGAGCCAGATGTTGTAGGCAACGGGGCACAGGAGTGCGAGTAGTGGTTTCATGATTCAGGGAATTTTGCGCGGGCGGCGGCGAGTATTTTTGGAATGTCGTAGCGGCAGGTTTTGCGGAAATCTGACGAGCCGTATTCGTCATCACACGCCATTGCGTCCAGCTTGCTCAAGAAATCCAGCAACTCATCGCGCTGGCGGAGTATCCGCTCACATGCTTCCAAGACAGTCTCGTTTGGGCGCTTGATGGCCTTCCATACGGCCAAATAATCATCCTCATGCTCAACGTTTCTCCGCTCGGCCTGCTTTAATCGGAACTCCATTTCGAGCGCGGCATCTTGCGCCTCGTCGCGTTCGCGCTCTAGTTTTCTACTGTGCGCTAGCAAGTTAGGGCGGTGGTCGTCCTTGTAAAGCGAATCTATCTCCGGTGTTGGTCGGTCACTCATGCGGCCCCCTTTCTCGCGGCGAGCATGGCGTCGGCCAATCCGTAGGAGTGCTTTGCGGCAACGTCGTAGTCCTCTGGCGTTCGATCATCAGGCCAAGTGTCGCTGCTTTGGGCTGCGAAGGCATCGCATAGCCCCTGCAAAGCCGCCGCCGCGAAGTAGTCGCGCAACGACATGCCGGTTTCCATTCGGCGTGAGTGGATTACCTCATCCCAGTCCTGTAGCGGAAACGCTGGCCCGCCGTTGTCTTTTTCTGGTTTCATGCTTTCGATTTTGGTTTGTCGTCGTTCTGGATAGTCTTCTTGAAGCCCACCTGTGCGGCGGTGTGCCACACGATGACACCTTCAGGGTTCATGAATCCGGGTGCCGCTACGCTGCCGTGCATGCGCAGCCCTTCAAGCACGCGCTGCACGAGGCCAGTGCTGAACGTCTCCCGAGCGAGCACCGGCACCAAGCCGACGCACGAGGGTAGCTCGATGGTCTCCTTCCAAACAAGCGGGTTCTCCGTCTCCTTCCGTTGTGCTGGCGCACCGTGCAAATGAAAACGCTCGGTGTTGAACAGGCTCAGCCGCTTCTCGCCCTTCGTCAGGCCGTAGCCGCGCTGAATGCCACTACCCCACCACTCGCCGAAGTGCCTGCCGACTGGCAGCTTGGCCAGCTCCTCCGCGTGCTCGGCAACCCACTTTGCGAAGCCATAGTTGTCGTCGCCGAGTTGCAGCCAGCGGTTGCGGGAACCGGCGTAGATCAGCACGTTCTCGGTGGCGGCTACGTAGCCCCCGATGGGCGTGCCGATCGAGGGCCGCTCGACGATAAGTAGTTGCCCGTTAGTGCCGTCAATTTTCTCACTAATTACACACTCACGGGAAAGACGGCCCATCTTGGGGAATCCTTGGAATTCAGGTTGGTTCATGCTTCGTTGGTAAATTTGGTTGCAAAGGCGAAGTGCACTGGGGAACCAATGCGCACGCAGTATTCGTTGTTCCCGTTGTCGCCCCATGCGCAGATCTTGATGTCCGCCGCGTCGTGATACTCAGACAGCAGCCTGTTGCCGACACACACGAACCCTTCCGGGGCCGCCACGGGGGATTCCGGAAACAGGATTCGGGCAACGAGGTCGTCTTCGCAGTCCCCGTTGCGGTATTCGGTGCCGCCGCGGGTGAAGCACCATCCCGAACCCTTTTCCGTTTCGACACTAAACGGGTAGTGGGGGTCATCGTCCGACGACACGATGATCGCGATGTTGCCGTTGCGGGTCAAATACGCGCCGCCAACTTGCATTTCCAGTGCCGGTGGGGCCGGTGGGGTCGGAGGCAGCAGCGCTTTGTAGCGTTGCAGCTGCCGGTCCTGCTCCAAGATGGTGGACTGCAGATCCTGCACGCGGCAGGCAAGTCTTGCACGCAGCGGTATGGGCTGCACGCTGCCGTCGTCGCTGGTGTAGGCGGCTGGCCCAATGGCATCGGCGACCTCCTTGATGATGCGCAAGAGGTAGTCGCGTACGCTGGCTACGCTCGCTGCGGTTTCTTCCCACTTCTGCACTGCGCGTTCGCTGCATGCGAGGTTCTCTTCGAGCTCCTCGAAGCGCTCTTCGGCACACGCGTCAACGAGGTCCCTGTCATGTGGTTCCCCACCGATCCATGCTTTGCCCTGCTCGGTGCAGGTAAAAGGCACCCCGTCAGAGGACACAACCAAGAAGGGGTAGCCTTGGGTCGCACTGCTGCTGCTGCTGACCACTGTCACATGCTCCCCGCTGCGGGTAACGTATTTCTTTCCAATTTCGATTTTCATATTCGGTTCTGCGTTGTTGCTCAAGCTTGCTGCCAGTCGTTGTGTGCCCAGAAGGCGCGGTCGTGCTCTTCGTAGTATTGGTAGACGGCCACACCTTTTTTGTCTTCAGTGGTGGGTTGCCCGTCGGACCACACCTTGCCGGTGATCGGCATGAAGATGGTCGCGTGTTGTTCGTCGGGGCGCGTTACAAGCTTGCCGTGCTTGTAGCCCCCTTCGAGTTTGATCTTTTCGGATTTCGTTTCGGTGCTCATGATTCAGGATTCAGTTTTGGGCTGCTCGTGCAGCGCGGCCATGTCTTTGCGTTTTTCTTCCAGCTTGGCAATGATTTTTTCCTCAATAGTTTTCGAGGCAACCAGAACTCGTTGCAGCGCAGGGCTTTGTGCCCC